TGCTTATTCGTCCTTGCACAAACTCAGCGTCCAGCGCATCAGCCAGCCGCAGGGCTTTGGGTTGTGTGCTCATGTGTTCTTCTCCTTTAGCTTGGCTTCGATAAGGTCACGCAGTTTCAGCAAAGAATCGTCACAAGCCTCACCATCAGGTGTCCACCAGTGCATTGCTTCTGGGTCGTCCTCGTTTTCGTAATCCTCATGAATGTCAAATCCTGCTTGATATGCGGCGACCATTACTTCCTGATCCGTCAGCCCAACCCACGGCTTGCTTGCTGGTGGAGATGTGATCGCTTTCTCCAGCTTGAATCTGGCATCGTCGCGTTCATATGGAGCATGGCACCAGCCAAACCACACGGCTTTCGGATGATCCGTAAATGACTGCGCGTCCTCCTTCTGAACGTTTCTGTAAACCACAGTCATAACCCGATCATCTCCCACCGGCTCTTGCTTTTCCTCTAGTGCTTGTTCCCATGCGTGTTCTGCAAGTTGAATTTTTGCCTCGTAATCGTCGTACGAATCGCTCATGCGTTCTTCTCCTTTAGCTTGGCTTCAATGGCGCAAGCAAAATTACCCCAGTGCTGATTTCCTGAATGGATCTCTTGTATTTCATACGGAGTCAGCCCAACCCATTCCTTCTTTGGTGGTGCGGTGTAAAGCGGTATGTCGCAATTGCTAGTACCTAATTTGCCCTTGTCTTTAGCTGGAATGATTTCTTGATCGTCATCATCAAAATCTAGGCTACTTGCCCACGCCACCGGCTCTTGTTTCATAGCTTCTCTGCTCATGTGTTCTTCTCCTTTAGCTTGGCTTCAATGGCTTTACCGAATGCTTTGATACCGTAATTACTGCCATGCTGATAAAGATACTTATCTGCATATTCATAGATTTCCTCATCAGTCAGCCCAGCCCATTGCTTTTGTGGTGAGGTGTATAGCGGCTCCACCCAGTGGGCATGGTTTGGATTTCTCTCGACCCACTCTTTGTCGTAGTTCTCATTCATCTCATAACTGCGGTAGTCGTAACCACCCTCACCATCAAATGTACGCCACGCCACAGGCTCTCGCTCTGTCTCCAGCGCTTGATGCAACACTTCAACGGCTTTTGTTTTTGCCGCCCAATTACCTAAATTGGCTTCCAACGCATCTAAAGCAATCTGCATAGCTTCTCTGCTCATTTCTCCCTCTCCCTCAACATGGCGTCTGCCATCATGTAAGCCTGCCTTGAGGTTGCATCAAAATAATTCCCCTGCGCCAGTGCTTGCATCGCCTTCCCTGCAAAGTAATCACGCAGGGACATACCTGATTGGATTAGGTACGAGTGTGCAACGGGAAACGCTGCCCCACCATCCGTTGGTGTCTTTGCTGTTTTGTTTTCGCTCATGCCATATCCCCTTTGTAAAGGTTCCAAGCATCCATCAAATTATCTCTAGCTATATCAACCTTTAGTCTCATCTGGTCTAGGTCGTGTAGCAAGATTCTTAGCTCGTTGGGATGCACCATCACATACGTTGTTTCGTCTGCTAGCTTTCTTAGTAGTGCGTAGGCTTTTTCTTTGTCTGTCATTTGTCTGTTTTCCTGCTAAATAGTTCAGGCTTGTAAACCCGCACACTTGAGTTATGCAGGTAAACCGCGCGGATCATGTCGTCAACGACAGCCCAACAAAAATCAACGATCTGACCGTTCGACACATAGCTGTATCCGTCAACAAGGTGTGATCCATACCGCTTGCATTTGTCCTGACGCAAAGTAAGTACGATCTCACCGCCTCCCTCATTGCTTGCAGACCAAGTTTGTGCTGATACAGAAAAAGACATGGCAAACAAAACACCAAATAAAAGTTTTTTCATGCTGCCCTCAACCTTTCAGAAATCCTTGCCTTCCAAGAGTTCCAATCCTCTCCTGGTCTAGCAGGACAATTTACTTTCGCTGCCATCTCAGCAGTACCTTTTTCTGTCGCCCACCACACAACAACCTTCTCTTGTGCGGGTGCGATCTCTAGTTCATCTTCCCATCTTCCTTGATTCAACCATGTAGCAGGATGCGGGATGAACTCCTGACCAGTACCCTTCACTTGGTAGTACTTGTTGTGCGTCACTAAAGCCTCTACAGCAGACTTTTGCTCTTGTGGCGATAGTTTGGCCCATGCTTTTTGTGCAGCACGTTTAGCGACCTTTCTTGGGTATTTGCTCCAGAACTCCTCGAACATTGTTTTCTCCTGTTGTTAGGAAATCTCAATGTAAACCTTATTTTTATTGTTGACTGTCGTCTTGTTGACAATCTTCTACTTTTCTTTACTTTAGACATAACTTCCCCAAGGGTGGTAGCCACCTCCGCCCCGCAAGGGTCACTTCTGGATGTTCCTTGCCTAGCGTAGCCGAAGCCAGCGATTCTCTCCACCTCTTGCTTGTCCCACCCATGTACAAGAGGCTTAGTCCAGTACCTCACTGACAGTCTGGATCGGCATGAAACGGGGTGTTTCGCCAGCCGGTGTTTACTTCCGCGCAACCCATGCAGGTTCTTAATAACGCTCGGAGTACGGTCTGGTAGAAAAAGAAAAAGCCGTTAAGGATGCACCCTGGTGGTAGTTCCCTTCAGGAGAAAAGGGACAGGGCACATTCCTAACGGCTTACATCTGCTACCACACAGACAAACTAATCTTATCAGATCTCCACAACCTTGCAAGTCCAGCCTTCTTTCAACTTACCCCATCCGTGAACTTCTATCTTCCAGCCTGCTCGCAAGATAGCCGGAAGGTGTTCACTCTCTGCAATCTTCTTTACCCTGGCTGAGACATTACCTCTTGAGGTTGTCTGTACCAAGAGCGTCTCCTCGTCTCTAAGACAAAGAATGTCGCCTATCCCAAACAAGTCCTGCCTGATCCTAGCCCAAGGGTTCCAGTGCTCGACGATCTGACATAAGTAACCACGCTCACGAAGCGCAGCTAAAGACCTTTGAGTAGGACTTACCGACGAACGGCGTTTCTTTTTGGTATCAGCGGAAGAGATTGTCGTCACGATGACAGTTTTATGGGATTGATAAGCCTAAGATTACTCCATCGAAACAAGGAGCCAACATGAAAATCGTACTCACACAAGAGCAGTTAGAAAAAATCATCAAGGAATATTTTTACGACGACTACAACATCAAGATCAACGAGATTGTATTTGCAGCTAACGTAGAACAGTTCTGCACGATCTACACAAAGGAAACACCATGAGCGTTGACTACGATGCCTGGTTAGACAGAAAACTTTACGAATACGACAGAGAGAGGGAACAAAATGACTACCAACAACAGTTGGAACAACAGGAGTACGAACTTGACCAAGTACAAGATAACGAGGAGTGATTGGGCACTATGCGCGCTATTGGGGATTTGCTACGGAACACTGCTCTACCTGTTCATAAAGTAACGGAGCCAAACATGAAATTCAACGAACTTAGAAAAATCAACGTAACCGAGAAGGTCGAGAAGAAGAACGGACTCTCTTACCTCTCTTGGGCCTGGGCTGTAGATACATTGTTGCAACACGATCCTACGGCTACATGGGAGTACAAGCCTCACCAAATGTGGGGCGACACGGTAATGGTGTTTTGTGAGGTCAAAGCATTCGGTGTCTCTCGCACTGCACAACTGCCCGTTATGGATCACCGTAACAAAGCGATCTCTGAGCCAGATGCTTTCCAGGTCAATACAGCTATGCAAAGGTGTCTAGCTAAAGCTATCAGCCTCCACGGTATCGGGCTTTATATCTACGCTGGAGAGGATCTGCCAGATGAAGATAAGCCTTCCGTAGACGATCACATAAAAACGATCTTGGAGGCGAAAACAGTTGACGACTTGAAGGCAGCATTCACGAGTGCGTACAAGGTCTTTAAGAACGATCCTGAGTCCATCAAGCAAATAGACGCAGCCAAGGAACAACGCAAGAAAGAACTGACGGAGATCAAATGAGTCAGATTCTCTCTATTGCCAAGCAATCAGGGGTTCTCATCTCACACCGAGATGAGTTCCTGAAGTCGGTGGAAAAGTTTGGCCGGTTGATGCTTAACAAGTCTAAACCGCTAACGCCAACACAAACGGCTTACTTGTCAGCACTCGATGAGTGGATGTCGCTTAACGATCTGGCAAACAAGTTCGGTTGCACACCACAAAACGCCTTGAAGATGATTCGCGCACTAGAGGATCGCAAGTTGGTAACAAAAGAAAAACTTTACAGGCAAGCCTGGGCTTACTACTACAAACGAAAATGAACCTGAACACATTTGAAGAAGGTCTACTGGACTCAATCCAGACCGAGCGTTGCAAGAAACTGCTTTGGTCTGTGATTCAACTAGCAGTTGATGACGCTTGCAAAGCACCCTACAAAACTAGACCGCAAGATGACACGATCACGGCCATGCGGTTTCTATTCGGAGACCTTTACGAGTCTGGGCTCGACAATTATCTGATGTGGCTTGACGTTGACGGTAAACAATTCAAGAGACGCATGGTCGAGGCTATGTTTTCCGATCGTCACGACAAGTTCACCGACTTTGAAAGACGAGCCTTTCGAGCAAACTACAACTGGTATCTGAGAAATGAGATCAATACTAACAACTGAGAATGACCGTAGGAGGGTCATAGAGGCCATAGAAGCCACGGAACTAGGCTACATGGTAACTATCTCCAAACCACCCCGCACAGCGGCTCAGAATCGGTTCTATTGGTCGATCCTGACAGCTTGCGCGGAACAGTTAATGGGCCAGCAGTACACCCAAGACATCTGGCACGAGTGGGCTAAGACGAGGTTTTTGCCTTCTCGTGTCGTCGAACTCCCTGGTGGTCAGGTAAAAGAAATCGAGCCTTCCACTGCTTCGCTTACGGTATCTGAGTTCTCAGACATGGTGGAGCAACTTTTACAGTACGCGCTAGAGAAGGGCTTGATCTGGACAGACGAGATGAAAGACGCTGAACTTGACTTAAGGAAGATCAATGTACACCAACAAAAAGTTGCTTGAGGCTTGTAGGCATCTGCCTTGTGGAGCGTGTTTTTGTGAGGACGGGACTGTAGTCGCTGCTCATAGAAATCAAGGAAAAGGCATGGGCATCAAAGTTTCTGATGCTTTAGTAGCATCCCTATGCTTTCGTTGTCACTCATACTTAGACCAGGGAAAAGAAATGTCTCGCGAAGAACGTCGAGACTTCTGGAACCAAGCGTACATAAACACAATGCAAGCAATGATCGAACGAGGGATATTAAAGGTGCAACATGGAACAAAGAACTGATGATTGGTACAAAGCAAGACTGGGCCACCTAACCGCTAGCAGAGCCTCAGACGCGCTTGCGAAACAAGGAACGGCTACGCGCAGGAACTATCAGATTCAACTCGTTACAGAGCGTCTGACGGGACTACAAAGCGATTCTTATACAAATACTTATATGCAATGGGGTACAGAGCAAGAACCTGTTGCCAGAGCAGCATACGAAGTCCACACAGGGCATTTCGTCGAGCAGACAGGTTTTCATACCCACAAGTCGATTAAGTGGCTTGGAGCGTCTCCTGACGGTTTCGCAGGGTCAGGACTGATTGAGATCAAGTGTCCCAACTCAAACACTCATGTTGATTACTTACTTTCTAAGGAGGTTCCCGCCAAATACAAACCACAAATGCTCACTCAAATGCTCGTGACAGGTAGGACTTGGTGCGACTTTGTTTCGTTCGACCCAAGGCTTCCTGAACATCTACAACTTTTCATCGTACGTTACGAGCCAAATCCGGAAGAGCTAACTAAGATCGAGGCTGATCTGGTTGCCTTTCTCAATGAAGTTAATCAAATGGAGTTAACGCTATGCCAAAAGAACTAACAGGATCAATCAGCAAGAACAAGAACAAAGAAAAGGATGTTCAGCCAGACTACCGAGGTTCAGCAATGATTGGTGGGGTTGGATACTGGGTATCAGGATGGGTTAACGAGGGTTCCGACGGAAAGTATCTGAGCTTAAAGTTCCAGCAGAAAGACGGGGAAGTAAGATCAACCAAAGTCGATGACGACGATTCAGTGCCATTTTGATATGTTAAGCGTACACCACCAAACCATGCTGAAAAAAGCGTTTGCAAAGCGTCCTGCAAACATTTCCGACGATTCTCCGGTCTTAGAGAGGGTCATTCACATTATCAGATCTGAGGCTCCAGAGTGTTTCTGGAAGCCTACAGAGTTAGACAAAAGGAGGTTTTTCAATGCACCGAGGCCTGGGACTCCTCACGCTGATGCAGTCTATCCGTTCCCGAAAGGCCTTTTATGAGTTGGCAAGACTTGATAAAGGCTCAGACGAGGAAAGATCGTTTCCGACTCGTCGAGGAAATCTGGAGGGAACACGGCTGGATTCCGCCGTCAACCGAGTGCCCAGACACTATGGCAAAGCACAAAGCGTTTAAGGAGTGGTCGATCCGTGGAGTCGTGGATCAACCTTATCAAGAAAGTTAAGTCGTCTGATGTTGAGGAGATAGCGGCAGCGTACGAAAGTGCACTGCCGTTTGTCGTTCAAGACTGGGCGAAGATGATCCTGAAACTACCCAAAAGCAAACGACTTCCGATCATCGAGAAGATCGACAAAGTACACGGGGATAAGATCGGCCAGATGGTGCGAGACGAAGTTACCGCGCAACACCGCGGCTCTTCTCAAAACTCCTCATCCCAGCGATACCCAACATACCGCTCAAAATAACCCATAGAGCGTCGGTATCTAACATGGGAGGTGGCTTTACCTCCTGCGGGACAATCTGTTCTGCCTGCATCCAAGTCCACGCCCATACCAGTAGCGGGTAAGCAAGGAACTGATAGAACATCGCACCCGCCCCTACCCAACCGATAGCGGGTCGCCAGCCAGCAACAAACATATTCTGGTTAGCGGCTTCGACCTTGTTAACTTCCATCTGACCAAGGTCTATCGCCTGGTCAATACGCTTGGCCTCAAGCTCAAGTTCCATGCGTTCCTTATCGGATGTGTGCAGGTCTCCGATAACTTTTCCGACGCTATCAACGATGGAAGAGATTCCGAGCAGGTTCATAGCTTGAGCGTCCTGTTAATCCAACCCAACATGAACTTAATCTGGCTTCTGTCTCGCGTCACAATGTCACGATACCTAGCAATCTTTGCTAGCGCGTAATAGGCCACAAATAGCTCTGGATTGGCTTGGTTGAGTGCTGATATGGTCTTAGGGCCAATAACGCCGTCTGGGGCTGTTTTAACGCATATCTGGGCAAGTTTAATGGCTACGGGTACGCCAGCATTAACAGCAAAGTTAAAGAGGGACGAGGCTATAACGTCATGCGTTAAATCATCGCCTTTAATCTTGTCCCAAAAGTTCTCTTTATAGAAGTCTCGGACTAACTGTGTCGGAGGTGTTTCCTGGTAGTCGATATGCTGCCAGCCTTCCCATTTGGGGTGCATCTTGCGAGCAATACCCGCATAGGTCTGACCACCTCGGTCGCCTTGTACTTCATGAAGGACGTAGCCTCCTTCGTCCTCCATCATCTTGTCAAACGCTTGTTCAAAGTTAGCCAACGGCTTGACCTCTAAAGTATGCAGTCCCCTCGATAACCTCGACGAGTTCCGGAGGTAAGAGTAGACCATCTCTGAAACACAAGACAGCAAAGCCTGAGCACCAAGGAACGGGATTGTCCTCAATATAAGAGAACTGACCTCCATCAGGATCAGCTAACATCCCCGTAGAAATACCGTATCTGCGACCTCGATAGTCGCCCCAACCTTTTACCTCTAAGAGATGGGTATGCCCTGAGACCGTAGAGATGCCTGCTTTTAGGGTGTTGTTGTAGCCTGAGTGGATACCTGAATGTTGGAGTCTATGCTTAATCATGCAGATGTCATTGACCATGACTGACCAACTTACAGACCACTCCGGTAAATGATCCTTGAGCGTCGTTCCTTGGATGCCTTTGAACTCAGGAACGGAGCCAGCTAGCTTTCGATCAAATCGGATGTCATGGTTGCCTGTGGTTCTATGTAAGAAAGTTCCTAAACCCTTACAAGCCTTGACGATCTGATCCATATGCCACTGAACCGCCTCGAGTTCATCCCGTAGGCTTGTGGCTGGCTCCCAATCCATAGGGCCAAAACGAGAGATAGTTCCGCCATCAAGGATGTCTCCGTTTGCGATGATTGCTTTGGGCTTTAGGGTCTTGATGAGTTTTAAGAGAGCGTTAAACCCCGCTGAGGGTTCACCAGGCATGAAGTGAGCGTCAGAAAATACGATCACATAACCTTCGGCTTCTAGCGTTGCTCGCCTACGATTCTCTGGTAAGGTAAAACGAGCGTCTTTTGTTGGTAGAAGGATGTTGTATTTCTTCTCGATTGCCCTTCGTCGTTCGTACACATTGCGAAGAGTAAGACCTATGCGGTCTGAAATCTTAGTTGGGCTTCCTAGTTCTTTCCAGACTTTGATGAACTCTTCATCTTCTGACTTTTTTCTCACGCCAAGCTCCGCGCTCTATGCTCTGGATCATCTTTCGCGGAATCACCAAAGACTGAGCAATTGCGTCGTCAGTCAATGACTGACAAATTTTCACGCCCTGCTTGGTCTCTGCTAATAAAAAGCCTATAGAGACAACAAGCGGAACCTGAAAGTCCTTGGCTTTCTCTGGGCTATCACCCCAACCCAGAGTGTCGTGGCAGGCATCTTCCCAAACTACTTTAACTATTGGAAGATTGTGCTTCATTCTTCTTATCTTTTATGGCATGGAACCATTTCCAGACAAGCCAGCCGGACTGTAACACAATGTAGAGCAA